CGGGGAATCTTTCGCCTATGAAGTCTTTGCCGTTTGATATTGAAGCAGAGCCTAACCCTATCCGAGGGTTGACGATCACTGACGGCTCGGTAGGTGGTAGTATTGATCTTGTTATTGTTGCTCCGGTGGGGATCTAATGTCTTTCTCTGCCGAGGACATGAAATACTTACTTTCGACCGGGGACGCTTCTGTCGACGACTTCTCAGTACCTCAGAATAATAAATATGCTTCCCACGGCGGCAAGTGCTCGACGACTGAATTTACCGAAGGGCTCGACAACCTTTTTAAAGAATGGACGCTCGATCAGCTGGACGCCTCGGATCGGTACGCCTGCATTTGTATTCGCAGCGTGAGCACAACGGACGTCCTCGACGCCGTTCGATTCCTTGCAAAAGAGGTCAACACATACCCTTCTGGCGTTTCAATATTCTTTGGCGTTCAGACTAACGACGAGGACACCGCCGCCCCTGTTTTGGCCGACGAGTTCACATCCCCGGTAGGCATAACCTTTGTTTCTTTGGTGGAGTGGTCTGGTGATCCTGTTTATGATCGCCCTGCAGGGTATCCTATCGGCCCCTTGAATTCCCCCGCCGATGGTAATACGGATTTAACTATCGATGGAAACGAAGTAATATTTTTATATATTAAATTTTCTTGCAATACGGTTGTAGATAGCCTGGACGGGCTTTCATTTACAGCGCCGATTATTGCCGAAACCTCGGGGGCTGGACTCCCATTTGCACTACCCCACGCCCTCGGGGCTATATCTTAACGGAGAAAAGCTATGTCAAAAATTTCATATGTCGATAAAGAAAACACCGAAACGCCAACGCTCCCGGCCAAGAATGATTGGGCGGCGGCAGATGCAAACGAGGTAAAAGCTTCTGTAAATGCTATCTATGAGGGTACCGCAGTGCAGAAGGGCCTTTTGCTAGATGCTGCAAACGCCCCCACCCTCACCCCCGAAGGGACTATCTTCTGGAATGGCGAAGAGCACACTATGAATATCGTCACCGGATTAGGACCGACTATTCAGGTAGGGCAAGAGACTTTACTCCTCTACTACAATGACACCGGGGTAGATATTGACAACTTCTCCGTACTGCATCCAAAGGCGGCGACTATGGTTGGCGACCTTGTGGTCCCTACTCCTAACTTGGCAGACAATAGGTTCTGGGAGTTTTCAGAGGGGACACTAACAGTCGCAACGCAAGACATACCAAACGGTCAGCTAGGATTTGCTGTCAGATTCGGTAAGGCGAGAAGTGGCGACACTAGCGGCTTTGCTCCCGGCGTTCAGCTATGGCTAGGCATCGACGGGCAAATGACGGACACAAAACCAGTCTTCCCCAATTATTCTATATCGATGGGCGGGTCTTTAAACTCCGAGTCAGCGCCGGACGGGGAGGTATTTATCTCGATCACAAAGACTATAGAGGATACCTTTAATGATTGCTGGGACGGGGGATTCAGGGAGACTATGAACTTTTCTATCGACGTAGACGGGGAAACGGGATCGCGTGAGAACATCACTCCAACCCGTAACTTGACGATGCTTTTTAGTGATGGTTTCTCTACCCTCGATTGTACCCCGGCTTGTGAGATAGCGCTCACTCCCGGAACCGATACCGTACCGCAACAAAACTTTGTATACATATTAAAATCTGCAAAGGCTCTCGCCGTATCGACATCATCATTTCCAGAAGAGGAGCATATTAAAGTCGCCGATGTTCAGCTTTTCAGTGCCGCGAGAACCATTGCCGACGGCGCCTACGGTAATAGGAATTGGAATGACCACATAAAAAAAGAAGATGACAACGGGCACTTGCTCCACATCACCGAGAGATTGCGACAGGAGCATGCTCAATGGGATACCGGGGCCGAGGGCACTAGTGTAGTGACGGCGGGGACTGCTGTTGATGTGGCGGTCACCGGCGGCAATGTTTACCAGATCCACAGGCAGGTATTCCAGGCGTTCGACACCGCCACAGGCAGTCATGTATATGTGCTTAACGACTTCACGACCCCATACCGAAAGACAACCGACATCGAATCTATAAACGCCGATGCCCTGGGCAATTCTTTTAACAATACCTCATACTCACTTGTTTTGATTGGTATTCAAAACAAGTCTGGTGAACCGTGCCAATTGCTTATGACTGCCCCCGTAGGTACCTACTCAAAAACCACGCCTGACAATGCTGTTAGTGATGCTTTGAATTATTCAGTTTACGACTTCCCAAAGATGATAAAGGGCAAAGCATTTCTAATCGCACGCTTCACCTATGTGAATAATGGCGGGACTATATCGCTCTACGATACAGAGGACTTGCGGGGTAAAGTTCCAAATGCAACGGCTGGCGCTGGTGCTGCCGGTACTGGCGTCACAACGTTTCTGGCATTGCTCGATGCCCCGAATTCATACGCTGGGCAAGCCGGGAAGATGCTGCAAGGCAATGTCGGCGAGGACGCTTTGGAGTTCTACGATATACAAGCCGACTTAGATTTAAAAGCGGATAAAACAAACGTACTCGAGAAGGATAATGCGACTCCCTTCACTCCTACCGCCGACTATCACCCGTCGACAAAATTGTATGTAGACAATCTCCAATCCTCAATCGACGCCAAGCAAGACGAAAGCGAAAAGGGCCAGGCAAACGGATACGCAGAGCTAGACGGCGGCGGTCAAGTCCCCCTCGCCCAGATCCCCGCAAGCGTTCAGGGCGGTATCAAGGTGATCGGCGAATGGAACGCCGACACGAATAGCCCTGACCTATCATCCCTCACCCTTGAGCAGGGGCAAGCCTATCAAGTAATTGTAGGAGGGTCTACTGACCTGAACGGCGAAACGGGGTGGAGGGCTAGAGATCTTGCCGTGTGGTCTTCTACCCTGGCGGGTAACTATTACAAGCTCGACAACACCGACGACGTTTTCAGCGTCAACGGCAAAACCGGAGTGGTGACAGTCACTAAAGCCGATGTCGGATTGACCAACGTTGATAATACGAGCGATGCGGATAAGCCTATCTCGGACGATACTCAGGCGGCTATTGATGCTCTTTCTGATAGCGGAGAAACGGAGGTGACTGCGACTTGTCCTTCTGGAACAATTACGCTCGGGCTTGATGATTTGGGATACAGGGAAAATGCTGGTGACGTCTCAGTCGACGGTCAGTTATCAATAACGGGCCTGTCGTCCGCGTCGGGCAAACCTATAAGTATTTCCCCGTTGCCTTTTTCGTCAGGCGCTTCTCTCAGCAATAGAACCACAGCGGCGATAACTAGGTATGTCTCCTCAACTGGAGACTATGAGGTCTGGCCATCT